TTCTCACTTGTGAGCACATGGCCCGCTTCTTTTTCAGACATAGGTTACCCTAAGAATTAACCCCGTATACCTTACGGGTAAGGTTTGTGTAAATACTACACGAATTTATTACTTTGTCAAATAGCACGTTCCGTGGTTTCGGCGCTTGCTTCATGTGCCGCGCGTTTATCCATTTCGGCCAAAATAATGGCCACTTGTGCTTTATAACGTTCAATTTCCAATTGTGTTTGCGTCTTAACCACGGTGTCATGCGCTTGCGTATGTGTTTTTAACAACATATCGCGGTGCTTTTCTTGATCGCGCAATTCAATATCGTGGGCACGGTTGGTTTCTTTAATCAAGGTGCGCTTGGTTTCGGCATCTTGCTTCATTTGTTCAACATCCGAACGGTTCTTCAACATCAATTGCATGGCTTGTAATTGTTGTTGTAGTTGTTGGATGGTTTGTTTAGATTGCGCCAATTGCATCTGAACTTGTGGCGGAACGGGTGATTTATCATCGATTTGCGCCAATGGGTTAGCGGCCGCCAAACGATCGGCAATCACATCGGCCCCTGGGAAATCCATATTCCTAAAGATCAAATCACCGGCAATGTTCATCAATGCGGGATCGGCACCCAACAATGGCATCATGGTTTCAACGGCTTCGATGCGCTTGGAATTGTATCCTGGGCCGGTATCCATCACCACATCGTATTCGCCAACGGTTACATCGTTAAGAATCTTTTCAACGCCTTGTTCATCTTGCGCTTTCTTATTGATTTCAACCAAATCGGGCTTCCCATCATCACCAATGATGCGCATAACACGGGCGTTATCGTAGATTTTGGGGATCAAATCCAAGATAACACGGGCGGTGTGCTTAATAGAACGTGTTAAGTTATCGTAATAGTGATAGTTAGATAAATCAATTTGTTGTTGTTGGCCGTTTAATGCCTTACCACTAATGTTGCCGGTTGGCATTTGATTGGGATCAAAGATACCCAAAACGGCTTGCATATCGCTATTAATGCCATCGGCGGCCGCCATGATACCGGCGGGGGGCGCTTCCGGTTGAATGCGTGTTGGTGTGGGTGCGGGAACGCCTTCAATGTCTTTTTGCTTGTATCTAAGCACAGGCATTGATTTGATGTTAGCTTGCGCCCATTCGTTTTCGTGGCCTTCGTCTTGGCCTTCCGCAATCAACCACTTGGCTTTTGGTGCCAACGCAATGCTTTCGGTTAGTGCGGTTTTCCAAAAGTTATACATCCGTTGTGGGTCTTTGGCCATGCGAACCAAGCCATACTTCTTGCGCTTGTTTTCAACAATGAATTCTTCGCCATAAACGGGGATGATTGGGATGTATTTAGATGCCCATTTGCCTTCTTCCAACACTTCCATGCCGGTGCAAATGATTTGCTTAACTTCGCGCTTGAAAGATGGGCGTTCATCGATCACATAAAGGCCACGGGCAATCATTTCTTCTTGATCGGGCAAATCGGTGCGGAAATGCTTTTCACCATTGCTTAATAAGCATAGCTTATCCGCCTTGCGTTCGGTATACCAATATTCGGCAATCCTAATGTCTTCACGCATCACCCATTCGGCGTTGGAATCACCCGTTCCGCGTTGTGTAAAGCCCGCGCCATCATCGGCCCCTGGATACATTTTGCGGAATACTTCCTTGCTAACCACTTGGGTAATTAGGCACTTTTCGGCATCGGAACCATCCGGCAATATGCTATTTGGATCAAAATAAACCGTAAATGGGTTGTGGATAGGCTTGATATAGATTTCTTGATCGAACGAATCTTCACGCACATAATCCGTTTCAATACGCCAATAGCCAAATCCCATGCGAACGGCATAGTTGAATGCGTTGTCATAGGCGTGATCGGCATCGGATTGAACTTCAATATGGCGGCAAATGCCGGTTAGGATTTCCGCAACCTTGGCATCCGATTGGTTGTTCATGCCGTGAACTTTGATGCGGGGGCGTTGTTGCCTTTGTTGGTTGGTTACTTGGCGAACATAAGCATCAATCTTGTTGATGGTTAGGCAAGGGCGGGCTTCCAAAGAACGGCTATTTTGGATTTCAACGGGCCATTGATCCCCCGCCGCAAACTTTAAGTCTTCCAACGCTTCCGAACGGTTGTTAGTATCGGCATCATTGGCCAACTTTAAGAACTTTTTGGCTTCATCAATCCGTGGATCGAATTCCGTTTGGTTATCGGCCATAAATTACCCCATCCAATTGCTAGGTTCGTAAACCGGTTTTTTAACAACCATCTTTTTAGGTTCTTGGATCATTAACCCAAGCATCCTAAAGGCATCGGCACCATGCGAATATTGATCGTGTAACGGTGTTCGGCTAAATTGCTTAGTATCGGGATCAACTTCATAGCGATAGTGACGTAAACATTGTAGCCCATCGGCACAATTTATTCTATCAAACCAACAATTAGCGAAAATAGTTCGTGCGGCGTTAATGCTATCGGCAATTGGTGTGCGCGGGATAATCCTAGTTTTATAACCGGCCGAACGCACAATTTCTTCAATCGATCGCCCCGCCGCCGCCAATGTCTTGTTTTCGGCATCATGGGGAAGCCATAGCGTATCAAACACATATCCAAAGGTTTGCATCTTAGCCAATATGGCGCTTATGGTTTCTTGGGATGTTTCAAAATAGCGGATTAGGCGTGTTTCCATGCCCACAAACTGAACAAACCACAATGCCGTTGCATCCGCCCAACCTAAGTCAAAGACAACGTGAACCGGCTTAATAGGATCATAAGGAACTTTTCCAATCCGTTCTTGAAGATCGGCCAATTGGATTTCCTTGGCAAAAACGGCACCATCCACGGTTTGGCGGCATATCCCTTCCCAAACCATATTGTAGGCTTCCAAATCACGTATCTTTAGCGTGTCTTTTTCCATTCGCAATACTTCGGGGAACCAAGGGTTATCGTTCCAATTGATCTTTTGGATAACCGCATTTTCCGGTGTGTGGATCACGAATCTTTGGTAGGTTTCATCCGTTTCTAGTTCCGGATTGAATGAAACCCATATTTCGGATTCTTCTTTTCGGATGGTTGGAATCAATGTATCCCATGAACGCTTGGAAACCGTCTGCGCCTCCTCCACCCAACACACATCCACGCCTTCATAAGATTTAACGTTGGCCACATTGTTCTTTAAACCAACAAAGTTAAATTCCGATCCGTTCTTGCCCCTAATTGTTCTATCCGTTATTTCATAAAAATCGTTAAGTTGTAAGGCGGTGATTTGATCGCACAATAGCTTGTGAACCGAATCCTTAATGGATGTTTGGAATTCCCGTGCGCACAATACGCGGGTTGTTTTATTGGCCGCAATGATTAGCAAAGCCCTGGCAATTCCCCAAGATTTCGCGCCCCCTCTGCCGCCGTAAAGCACTTTATAACGTGCCGGTTGGAATATGCATTGAAGTTTAAGCGGGAATTCAACATTAGCTTGCATTAGGGTTGGCCCCCATAAAGCAGGGTTGATAGGACAACACTTCTATGAAACCCATCACGGCGCTAACCCGTTTTGCCAACACGGATGATCCAAATCATACGTCTTGGGGCTTCACAAATGAAACCGATATGGCGGAAAGCAAAGGTTCACCATCTTTGCCGGTTACTTCTTGTTCGGTTTTGTCACGCCATCCTAAAATATTCTTAGCGGTAAAGATAGCAAACGGCGCATTAAATACACCATTCATTGTGCCTTCAACCAAAATTGATTCTTGATAATCCTTTGCCCTTTTATATGCGTAAGAAAATTCTGGAAATCGTAACATTCCGTCTTCGGTTGTTGCCGTTGCCCAATCGTGTAATGTTTCCCTTGTCACACCAACAAGGGTTGCAAACCTAGCCAATGTTGGGAACTTATTAGCTACTTTTTGAATTTTATCGGTTCCATCTTTATCTTTCATCACCCTTTCGTGATATGGCTCTACATTGAAGAAATCCAACAATTGTTGGGCATATTCTTCACGGAACAAAGATGGGCGGCCGCGTTGGGTCATTTCTTTTTAGCCTTTTTTTCGGCTTCACGCTTTTCGGAATAAGCAATCGCCACGGCCTGCTTTACCGGCTTACCGGCTTTTACTTCCGTTGCAATGTTCTTTTTGAACGCTTCTTTTTTGGTTGATTTGATTAGTGGCATTAGCAATTCCAATTCTTTAATGATGCTTTAGCCCTTTCAGCGGGGCCTTTAGCGTTTTTAACTACCCCTTCCATGCGGGCACAAAATGATGCCTTTCGGCCTTTATCCTTTTCCGTTTTGGGATTAGGTGCGGGTGCCTTTAGATGGCTTCCGTTCTTTGCATTGTATTCCGCACGCCCCTTGGCCGTCATTCCGGCACCCTTTTCCGTTGGGTTGTAGGTTTTGCCTTTTCCCGTGGTTTTGTGTTCAATGGGTTTATCGTGCTTTTTCATTTTTTAGCCGTTTTTGCGGATTGTTTAAATGCTTCGGCCGTTGGTGCGCCCTTTGATCCAATCTTGCGCATCTTTTCCACGGGCTTGCCTTCGGCCTTTTCACGCTTAATGCGTTCTTGTTTGGCATGAATATTAGCGTATAAACCGGATTTCATTC